ATTACCACGTTTCCACCATGCACCACGTCAACATCTGTTGATTTATCAAAACGTAATCTTACAAATTCATCTGATAAAGGTTCAATTTTTACATTTTGTACATCTGCTGGAAGTGCTGTTTTACCTTCAGCCTCTATCTCTATAGTTGTTGTTGTGGCACTTAATTTTCCTAGTGCATTATAAGATTTAACTTTAAAAACATAAGAACCAAGTCTTGATTCAAACAATTCAAAACTAGGTCTTGAAATTCTTTGTCTTTCTGGATTATCGTTTTCATATTGAAATTCAATCAAATACTCTTTTACACCTTGAACAGGTTCCCATGAAACAAATATTTTAGAAACTGCTCTGTTTTCCAAAACAACAATTTGCTCTACTGCTGAACCGTTATTTGGTGATGGTTTTTCATCTAATAAAGTTGTTATTGTTCTTGGGTTTGCTGCAACTGTTGTATCTTCTACCTGAGAATATTTGTTTGTGTCATGAATAATTGCTGAAATATTATATTCACAATGATTTGTCTCCTCTATTCCAAGCACCCTATATGTCTGAAACTCAACTGTAGTGTTTTCTATTGCCCAAATAGAGTTTGCCTGTGGTGATGTAGAAAACGCAGAAGAAACAGTAATTGTTGTTCCAGAAATTGATGAAATGCTACGACTTTCAGTTGAACCATCAGGCATGATAACAGAAAGAGTTGCAGAATTTTCATCTGTTAGATCGGTATTGTTTGCATCATCAACAACAATAGTTGTTGTATTAGTTACAGATTTAATACGACCACCTCTACGAACACCTGCTCTCAAACTATCTGCAACACCTATTATCGTTGAGGGTCTTACAATTACACCAGCTTCAAGAGTTGTTTTGAAAGAACAAAGCTCCGATTCCCTTAAATTTGTATACAAAAACCATCTGGCAAGTCGATTAGCTTGACCTCTTGACGTACAGGCAAAAGATTTAAGAGTTTTTCTAATTTTTCCAAATTTTGTTGTATAACCTGATAAAGCAGTTATTTCATCTGCACTTACATATTCAAAATTCAAAGTCTGCGTATCATTATCAAAATATGAAACTTCAACTTCTGTAAATTTTGTTTTTTGGCCTACACCTGTATATGTGAAACCTTGTTCACTGACATTAGCATTTGTAAATATATATTGTGCATCAGATGTATTTGTTGTGGTGTTAGTGGGTCTATCCTGAGATAGGGTAAGAGAGCCTACACTGTAAAAAGGCATTGCTCTCATAACAGAACAAAGATCGTTTATTAATGTAAATGCATCATTTTTTTGATTTAAGATAACATTACAACTAAATCTTGGCTCTGTTGTTCCTGTAATTGGATCTGTTATTAATTCGCTGTTATATGCACTAGCAGAATAAAAACTAAAAACATCTAATGTATTTTCATCAATAACACCATCTGTACCGCCAAAACCTTTATCTGTGGTCAAGATGTCATATAAAATCCAAGCTGGATCAGAACACCACTCCTTGTCTGTTTTAAATGTTCCATTAAATGTATAGTCTGCTGGATATATAACTCTGCCATTATTACTATCAATGGTTGTATCATGAGGAACTTTAATTTTTGTTCCCTTGATTCTATACATTCGCTTTGGATAGCTTTGAAATTCTTGAGCATTAAATCTCAAAGCAACATAAGCAAAACCTTGATAGGCATTTGAATCTGTAATTATTTCTGTAAGAGATAAAAAGTTTGTAGCATTTTGTAATCTTGATTCTGTACTGTCAGCAGTAGGTCTACTTACAGTTACATCAATTGGAAAACTCATTGTTCTTTCAAACTTTATTTCAAAATCTTTTACAAAAGGACTTGTTGCTTTTCCGTTAATTGTATTTCCTACAACTGGAGTTGATACTGTTCCATCATTTTCAGTTATTGTTATAGAAATCGCTACTTCAGCACCAACAATATCTCCATCTGTTTTGAACTCTTGTAGTGCTGGAATTTGAATACTTACCCTAATTTTATCAACAGATGTATTTGTTATTGATCTTGTAACAGAAGCAGAATTTGTAACTGGAGCAGAAACTGGTACTGTAGTCTCTACAGCATTGATTTCTTGAATTGCGGTTTGATTTGATGCACCATTTTTAAAAAAAACTTCTACATCTTGAAAATTATTATCACCATTTGCATTTTTTAAAGGTGTACCATCAAGGAAAATATTTTTTTGGAAAGTATCTGTGCCAGAACCGCCAACATCAAAAATGGAATCAATTTCTCCGTAACCTAGAAGATCAACAACTGTTGCAAATTGTTTACTTCTTAGTCCACCATCTATCAGGTCAGGGTCAACAACCTTTCTATCCGTTCCAAATAATTGGTCATCAACTAATCTAGGCATCAGGTTATGCTTTTAACGACTTGGGTTGAATCAGTGCCCGAACTTATTATAATTGAGCCACTAAAAACAAGTCCATATATGATTGGAACTGGAACACCACTAGAACTGACGTTTTGAATACCACTAAAATTATAAGATCCCCTAATGCCTGGATCAGTGTCACCAACAGAAGAAACATTATTTGTTGGTGAATCAGGGGTTAATAAATCACTTGCAAGAGTTAAAGCTGCAATTGTTATTAAATCACTTAAACCACCTGTAACATAAGAAAGTGCTAAAGGAACTATATTGTCTACAACAAAATTAAAAGCATCTTCAAAAAAATCTACAACAAAATCTGATCCTACTGCAACAGGAATAATCTGGATATCACCCTGACCAGTTGTGGATATAAAATCTTGAGTTATAACTCGCCCACCCATTTTTATTTGATATATTTGATTATTCATGTGTTTTTCAAGTCCAACAAAATTTGCTTTTAAAAAACTGTATGCTTGTTGTGGTGAATTTACAGCAGCTTCAAATGTTGATCTACCTAAAAATTTTCTAAGATTCCCATATACTTTTATCGTTCTAAGCTGCATATCTATAAACTCCTTGTAATGCTTTTTGATAGCCCAAACTTAATGGTTGTCTACAACTTAATGCTTTAAAGTTGTGATTTAATATCATACTATCACCAATATAAACAGCAACATGACTAGTTTTTCCTTTTGCACCTTTAAAAAGCAATACATCACCTTCTTTGAAGGTATCTTTATCTTGTTGTTTTACAAAATTTGATTCTGTAAGTACTTTCTCAAAGTATGGATTATTAGCAAAATCCATCAATGTTTTTGGTCTAGGCCAATATTTAATATTTATATTTTTATTTTCTTTTAACCAATCTGTCACAATAGACCAACAATCATATTTGCCCCAGATAAATTTTCTACCAATAAGTGAGGGAGCCTTCCAACCTGTTGGCTCTATACAAATCCAATTATCTTGATTAGGACTATAAATGTAATATGGAAAGCCGATATGTTCACAAGATGCTTTATCAGCCTCTGAAGCTATTGCAGCACCTACAGGGTGGCTGTGTATTACACCAATAATTTCTCCAGTATCTTCACACTCTGCCCAATCATCTGGATCAAGCATAAAAAACTCATGCTTTCCCTCTGCTAAATTTTTACAAGGCCAAAAGATTTCTTTACCTTCTATGATTGCAAGTAACCCACAAGCCTCATTAGGTGTTTGCTCTTGTGCATATTTTTTAAAAGATTCTTTCCAAGTCATATCTAAAAATTAACAAAAGTTCCAACCCCTGGAAAGTCATCTCTTGTAACTAATTTTTTTGGTGCACCAACACCAGCCAAATCAAAACTGCTTACCATTTCAAACTCTACAATATTTCTATTTTCTGTTTGTTTTTTATCAATAAAATATACTTCTCTTGGCAGTTCTGCTGTTGGGTCTGGAGTGCCATATGGATTTACATTTGATGGGAAGTTTGTTGCATCAAGAAATCTACTTAAAGTACGTCTACGAGTAACTTTAGCTCTTTGTAAATCAATAAAAGCTGTAGTGTTATTAACACGCAAAATGATAGTTGTTATTGTTCCAAGTAAGTTTGAAAATATCAAAGTTGGTCTAGGCAACGTACCTTTTCCAGAATATTTAAAACCTTCTGCCCTGCATGGCATTCTTGCGTATGTATTAGATTGCCAAACAATGTCCCCACTATCTTTCATATTGTTACCAGCATGAAAAAGAAAAACTGTAGCATCAGTCAGTGTTGAATTTACATTAAAAGAAACATTGCCACTTGTGGATTGTGAGGTTGTTCCTGTAACAGTGAAAGTATCTGTGGCAACTGTTTGTATTGTATAAATTCCATCAACACCATTTCCAGATGTGAAATCAAGACTTAAGATTAGACCAGTAGAAAACCCATGAGCAGTTAATGAGATAGTAATTGTTGTTCCTGACTGACTATATGTGGCTGTTTTTGCTGATTTTGTATAATGAAGATCAGGTATTAATTCAACAGAAAACAACTCAATAATTGATTTATTGGTAAGCTCTTGTAGC